CTGGATGTCTCGGGTGATGTCCTGGTAGCGCTGGAACGCTGCCACAGTCCGTGCATACTGCTCGAGGTACGTGGGGCGTTTACCGGCAAAGCTGGTGGTGGGCATGGCAGTCTCTCAGGTGGGAACAAGACCGCCAAATGCGCGGTCAGTAGCTGTGGGGCCATACAGGCGCAGCAGGTCAAGGTCAGACAGCTTGGGCACCTGAGCCTCTGCAAGTTTGGCCTGCTGAGCCATCTGTAGTGCCTGTGACCCTACGTCTGCAGCCCCACCCAGGGCACCGGCTACCGTTGCTGCTCGAGCTGCGCGCAGGGCAGCCTCTGCAGACTGCTGCTGTGTCTCGAGGGCTGCAATCCGTGCACGCTGCTCCTGCTCGGCTGCTTGCTCGGCCTGCAGGATGGCTGTCTGCTCTTGCTGCTGCATGGTTCTGAGCGCCTGCTGCTCAGCCTGTTCCTGCAGGAAGATTTCACGGCCACTGATGGCCCTGCCCCCTGCTTGCTGTGCAGCCTGCTGGGTGAGTGCAAGCCCCTGCAGGTCTCGGGCAGCGCCCATCTGTGCAGTCTCAAACTGTCGGCGCAGGGCGCCCTCTTCTGCTTCTGTGAGCCCGAGCTCACCTCTACGCTGTCTTTCGCGCAGCTCGCGCAGCTCAGCCTCTTGCTGGGGGGTCAACTCGGCTGCACGGGCAGCACGAACCTGCCCAATGCCTTGAGCGATTCCTGCACCTGCTCGAGCTGCGCCGAGCCCAAGCAATCCAAGTGTCAGTGCTGACATGGGTCACCTCAGAGGTAGAAAGTCTCAATCGATACGCCCCAGTTGACGACCCCTACCCGGTCCATCTGGGAGTGAGCAGCGAGCCCAAAGCGAGTAGTGCCCGGCCCAAAGGTGTGCAGCAGGGTGCCATCTCGGGACTGGTAGGCGCCCTCGAGAGTGTAGAGGGTGCGCGCACCTGTTGGGGCTGTGTCGCGCCATCCCAGTGTACCGGTGCCCCTGTTTGTGTTGTTGCTGCACTCTTGGGCATGGTCCACATAGGTAGCCCGCGCAGAAGACACGTTCCCCACGTAGGGCGTAATCCACACAGACCGGTCTTGTACTGTCTCAGTACCTGCCCCATCTGTTTGGTCTGGGCCTGCTTCCACTTCCCACCAGTAGTGGAACAGCACGCTGCATGCTCTACGGGCATCGATCTCAATCGAGGTTTGTGGGATTTCATGGAAAGTGTTGCTGTTGGTGCGCCCCTGCCCGCTTCTGTACTTGGTGCAGAACGTCAGGCGAATCATGGCCGAATCACTGCCCCCCTGGTGCCCTGTGACCCCATGCTGCACCTGGGTGAAGGGCTCGTACCTTGGGGGCTGGATGTGGCGCGTATCAATCCACTGGGCAGCCTCGATGTCACCGGTGATGATGCCCGAGTGCAGATACACGCGCAGGGCCTCAAAGTTGCCCTCAAGGTTTGCACTGGTGAGGGTGGTGCCGTCTACAAAGGTAGTGGGAGGGCTGTAGCTCATTTGACCCTCTGCTTGAGCACACTGAGGTTGCCACTGGTGTATTCGAGGGAGGCACTGGTGCTATACGTGGTGTCATGCACCAGATAGTTGGTGGTGCTGGTGTTGTTCCATGGGTGCAGGATGCCCTTGACCACCAAGCGCAGACCGTAGACAGTCAGTGAGCCACTGGTGCGTGGATAGTACCAAGAGCCCGAGATACCGCGCCATTTGATGTTGCCCTGGGTGCTGTCTGCTGCGAGCTCCCCACTGTTGGGGTCTGCATAGCGCAGGTCTGCAGGGACTACGCTGGTAGCCTCACACTGTGCCAGGGTGTTGCCGTACTTGGCACCAATCAGGGATGTGAATGCCTGCTGTCCGTTGACCGGCACAAAGGCCCCAAGCGCTGAACTGGTGACATCCCATTCCAGGTAGAACGCCCACACTGCCCCCCAGGTGCTCGCAGCTCGGGTGCCACCCCCAGTGCCAGGGAAGACGTAGTAGCCCAGGCTCCCTGCAGTGTTCCAATCGGTGCCAGGGTTGGGCTTCACCGAGAGGTTCCAGTACACTCGCAGGATTTCATCTGTGGCGATTGTGAGCCCTGAGCCAAAGGACATGGTGCCGGTGATGGCTACAGGGCTGGCAGGCATGGCAGTCTGCCCGTTGACCGTCGTAGTGCTGCCATGCTTGAAAGAGGTAGCACCCAGTAGCTGAGACTGTGTGTGCGTCTCTACCCAGCCCGCAGCAAACTGGGGCAGGTCATGGCTTGCGTCTCGAACGTTGAACGCATTGAGGTCTGTCTGGGTGTAGCTGGTGAAGCGGTCATTGAGGCTGGCAGCGTTGAGGGTATCCCCATCCTGCACCGGCCCATCTGTGATGCGACTCATCTCCACCTCCCAATAGCCAGGTAGCGCATGCCCCAGAGGTGAGCCTGAGGCACCACGTTGCCCGCATCAGTGATGAGGCAGTCATCTTCACCCGGTCCAGTGATGCGCCACTGGAACCGCAGAACGGTTGGCCCCTGTGGCAGTAGCTTGCTGCCCAGCACCCTGAAGGCCTCATGACATGCAGGCCCCCTGCGCTCAGCGATGGTGACCCCATTGGCTGTGATGCGCAGGTTCACATATCGGGGATTGTAGGGGTAGAACGCACTCCTGCCCTCTGCCATCCCACCCATGATGTATGCGTTGCCCGTCCATTCAACGTGCAGCATGCCCCCTTTCCAGTCGGTCAAGGTGATGCCGTTGCCTGAGGACGCATTCACCCAGCCACCTGGGTAGCTTCGAAAGGCTGCAGCATTCCATGAGGTATTGGCCAGGGGTGAAGTCAGGACTGCTGTGTCTTGCTCACCCCCTGTGGGGTATGCAGATGCTTGGTAGACACGCTGCAGGGCGTAGTCTTTGACCCTGGTGGCATTGGCATACGCACCGGGCAGCTGTTCACGGTCAAGCGTTGTGACGCTGGACTGCTGCGCGCGCAGCTCGTCATTGATGGCACCGGGTGAGACAGTGGCACCGGTTGTGGCGTCTCGCTGTGTCCACTTCTTACTCATGCCCGCCTGCCCATGACCACCTTGGTGCCCTTGGTGGTGAACTCGTATTCATGCCCCACAATGATGATGTCATCTGTGGTTTCCAGCTCGAAGCAGAACCAGGCGGCAGACTGGTGGGCGATACTGTAGCGCAGGGGCACCAGGCGCTCTTTCAAGTAGCTGGCGCTGCCCAGGGCTGTCTTGTCGAGGGTGGGCAGCACTGCAGCATCAGGGGGCTGGGCCAGATAGGTGCGCTCAAGCACTGGGGTGAGAATGAAGTCTTTGTAGTGCCTCATGGTGATGTTCACATCACCGGTAGTCATCACCCAGATGGTGACGTAGCTAATCTGCTTCTGCAGCTGGGGGTCACCTGAGGCGAACCAGGCTGAGCGGTATGTGCTGGTTGGTGGGTCATCGTCGGTCATGTTGTCGTCTACGATGGTAGAGCCCAGGGCGCGCTTGCCCGAGAGGACAAACAGCCCCCTCTCTGTGTTGCTGTTGCCTGTCTCGCTGCCCGTGTTGTGGCCGAAGATGACCGTACCGTCTGCCCGTGCTGCGATGGCTCCCACAGGGAAGCCCTGCCGCGTAGACCAAGGGCTCAGGCGCTGTGTGTCGACAAGAGCCAGCCGGTCAAGGTGCAGCACCAGGCCCACATTCGGCCGGTCATTCCCATTGGCAGGAAAGTAGACGTGATACTCGCGCAGGGCATTGGAAAAGATGCCCACAGCCTTGGGCAAGCAGTCTGGGGTCATGCGCTCAATGAATTCATCCTGCCCCACAGTCAGGTTGACTGCATCCTGAATGGCGCCACCCTCGAGGCCACCGGTGAGGGCATAGACACCATCTGAGGCAAGGAAGACCACACCCAGGCCGGGCACAGCTTGGATGGTGTGTGGGCTCTTGCATGTGATGCTGTTGCTGATGGTGCTCACTTGGAAGTTGGGGTAGCTGCCCGTGACCACATCGATGCCACGCTCTCTGAAGACCAAGAGGGTGGTGTAGTTCTGGAACAGGCCGGTGATGGCCCCACCCTCACTGCTCAGCTGAATGAAGTCTGCAGCCCCAAACTGCTCAATCAGGCCGGGTGCTGAGTAGTACAGGCTCAGGCCATCATCGATGCCCCCATCGAGCCACAAGCTACCGCCAAAGAGGGCGCTGAACCGAGCTCGAGGGGCTGGGAGTGGACCGGTAGCCAGGTCAGGCTTGGGCAGGTTCAGGTTGCTGGTGCGCACTGCATCAAAGAACAGCTGCTCGCTGTTGTTGTTGATGATGTCTACAAAGTAGAGGGTAGTGTCTCCCTGATAGACGTAATCATCACTGTAGTTCTTGGTTCGGTACAGCTTGCGCGCAACAGTGCCCTCAGGCCCCACAGGTATCTGCAGGCCCACTGCATGCCTGAAGCCTGTAGTGCCTGAGGTGGGTTCCCATGCCACAGTCC